TATGAAAATAATTACCACTTCCTGCATCAGCACCAAATGGAACCATGTGATTTCCTGAATTATCATTATGAGTTTTTTTATACCAAAAACTTACAGTCCAAGTTCTTCTATTACCTGAACTACTAGGAGTTCTTGCTATTTTATCTCCTGCATCTTCTTCAAATCTAACTGACTGTTCTATTTGATGTGAATAAAAAGCACCACCACCTGCAAGAGGTGCTTGCCATAACTCATTATTTAACATATATCTATCCTATCCAAATGCAATTTGTGCCGCTCCTAATTTAATGGAATTTGCTGCTGATACAAAATAAGGTATCACATCTATTGAGTTCGCTGCTGTACTAATAGTCAACGCAGCCGCTCCCGGAGTTTCATAATCCGTTCCTGTACTTAGGGTTCTACTCCCAGTGCCGTCTTGAATAAATACTATAATACCAGATTGTCCTACTGCTTCTGTAGATGGGTTTACTAAAGTTACATTGCCTGTTGCTGTAAGTACAAAGTTTTGATTTGCGTTAAAATCTAATGTTACATTACCAGTTTGCGATCCTGCTGTCAAGGTTTTTCCACGAGCAGCAGCACCAAAAGTTGATACTAAGTTTTCATCTATGGATATTGCTGGTGTTGTTCCTAGTGCAGAACCCTTACCAATAACTAGGTCATCAGCAGAGTCATCAAGCCCTATGTGAAAATCTTGAGCGTTACCATCGAATACAATCTTTGCATCTTCAGCACCGGCATCACCAATTGTTAAAGTTGGTGTACCACCAGTTATAGTCACGTCCCCGTCTATTGTTAGTAAACTGTCAGCTACTGTAATCAGATCCGTATCATCAGTATGTCCTATAGTTGTTCCATTGATTAGAACATTATCAATATCTAATGAACCACCAGAGATAAGTCCTGTAGTTGTAATTGTAGAAGAACCAGTATCTATATTTCCAAATCCAGAAGTTATAGAACCAGAATTTAAAGCACCTGTTGTAACGATGTTTGCACTACCGGCTACTGGACTTAGTACAGAAGCTATTGCTGTACCATTAATTGTTATAGCATCTGCTTCTAATGTGCCATCCACATCAACGTCTCCAGAGATGTCTAACTCTGTAGCAATAACTTTATTATTAAAGGTTGCCGCTCCAGCAGCACTACCATCTATTGTTAAGAATGTTGTGTCAACACCACCGTCTGTTCCTTTAAATATAATATCACTATCATTAGCCTGTGCGTCTACAGTTATATTACCAGAAGATGTTGCAATGGTTACAGCAGCATCACCAGTTCCTATATCATCAGCAGCTGTAGCAGAAGCTACGTATGTTTTTATTCTAGAAGCTGCAACTTTTCTGTTTGTACCACCAGCACCATCATCAATTATAAACAAGTCAGCGTCTACAATGTCAGCACCTATGTCAGTAGCACCGTCTATGTCTATGGCAGCTACAGGTAATGTTCCTGTATCGCCAGTACCGATCAATGTACCTGTTGCAGCTGGTAGAGTTAGTGTAGATGAACTACCGGCTGAGTGTGGCTGTGCTTTTAATGTTTGTGCATGAGCATTTGAACTCTCACAGAAAAATCTCATCTGTGCGATACTGCCTGTGCCTGTTCTAATGTCTACAGAACCATCTGATATGCTTACACCACCAGAAGAACCATTACCGTCAACATGAACTACACCAGAACCATTTGGTAGTATATTAATATTTCCGTTTGATACAGAAACAATATCGTTTCCATTAACATCTAAGTCCCCACCTAATTGTGGTGTACTATCATCAGCTACATTTGATATTGCACCAGAAGCAGCAAGTCCAGAAACTACAGCACTTCTTGTAATCTTCTTCAGACCACCACCAGATGTGTCTACAGCTAGGAATACGTCATCGTTAGCTACAGTAGATATTTCAGATAAGTCACCTACGGCTACAGGATTAAAATTAGTTCCGTCTGCAACAAGTATATGTCCTGAAGTGTTTGTGCCCATAACAAGATCGTCACCAGTTATTGTAAGGTCTCCACTTACAACTACGTTACCTGCTACTGTTAGTGCACCATCAGCTAAAGTCATTAGATCCGTATCATCAGTATGTCCTATGGTTGTTCCGTTAATTAGTACATTGTCAATATCCAACGATCCACCGGAGATAAGACCTGTAGTTGTAATAGTAGATGATCCTGTATCAATAGTTCCAAAACCTGAAGTAATAGAACCTGAGTTTAAAGCACCAGTTGTTACAATGCTAGAACTACCGGCTATAGCACTATATATAGAACCAATGGCTGTACCATTAATTGTTATAGCATCAGCTTCTAATGTCCCATCTATGTCAGCATTACCTGATATATCTAATGTTGCTGCATCTAGTTCACCGGATAGGGTAATATTAGTAGCACCAGTAATAGCACCGTTTAGAGCAACCGCACCGTTTATATCTATGGTTGTGGCAGTAAGGTCTATTTCAGTATCTGCAACTAAGTTTAAATGACCGTCAGTTCCTGAATTTATATAAATAGCATCGTCTCTAAACCTTATTTGTTCAGTGCTATTCATAAGTATTTCATCAGAAAACTTAAAATAATCCTCATCTTCCATCCATGTTATGATACCATCGTTAGTCTCTCCATCGAATGTCATTACGATATCAGTACCTGCTGTTCCTACTCCAAACGTAGGTTGAAGAAAAGCAGATGCTACCTGATTAAATTCATTATTTAAATCAGAAGCCTCAATAACTCCTCCGTCAACAATTCCTGATGAACTCTGTCTTGTATAAGTTGCCATCTTATGCCCTTCCTCCCGGTGTAAATTCTAATTGAAATCCTTTTAATGAAAAAGGAATGTTATTGCTCGTGTCTGTAATCTTAACAGCTACAGCAAACCCCGAGCCCTCTACTGTCTGTCTTGTTATTGGTAAGTCGCCTTGTCCAAACGCTGCTGTTCCAAATAAACCTACCCCAAATATAGCACCACTTCCTGATGTAGATAGAGAGAATACATTTGGTTGTGGTGTGTTAACGTCAGCGTAGTTATATATAACAAACAAACTAGCACTAACTGCACCTTCTGGTTTCCAGTTTAAGTTTACTCTCTGCATTGTTTTTCTAATGCCCGGATCTCCCATTGTTATATCTGGAGAACGGTAGGTAGCATCTATGTTCGCTGTAGTTGCACCTCTAGTAAAAACATTACCAGAATCCTGTTTGTAGACGTACCCATCGTACCCTCCGCTGATAGTAGTCTCCACGTTGCTAATCAATTCAGAATCACAGCACGCCACTTTCATACCTTTAATATCTGAATACTCATAGCCCATTTGATTTGTATTCGGGTTGGTTTTAATCACAGCAATCAGCCCTTTCTGACTTGATTCTAACCCACCTGTTTTTGGGTAGAACAATCTATACTGTGATTTATTTCTAATTATCGTTGCTGTCACGTTGTCGTAACCTATTTCATTAATCCTATCTTGCACCTGTTTAGAAACAGTACCTAGTTCCACGTCACCAATTCTGGCTGTACCAGCAATTGTACGAATGCCGTCAGCTGCTAGGAAAATAATATCACCACCTATTTCCTGTATGGAATGATGTGCAAGTGTACCAACATTCTTCGCCACCTCGGCAAGTGCAAAGTCAGAAGAACTCTTCCCTGCAAGTTTATATATACTAGATTCCCCAAAGATAAATAACTCATCACGGAAAACTTTCATACCTGTAACTTCCACACCGATACTAAAAGAACCTGCACCAGAACTTGATGTGAAGTTATCTTCTTGGAATGGTACGCTAAATATTATCTCAGCTTTGCTGTCGCTCATGCCTGCGTAGAACATGTGGTTAGCAAATGATTTTACAAACTTAGGATTAGTAGGGGCTGTCCCACCACCTGTAGCATTTATTATATCTTCTGTATAGCTAGTATTAAGTGTAAAAGCACCTGCAGATCCTGTTGCTATTATTATCTTATCTCCTGAACCATAGTTAAACTTATCAAAATCGTAAGTGTATGCAGTTCCTTTACCAGTAGCCCTACTAGTCCAACTACCACTTGTAGTTCCTGTATAGACAGTGCCACCTCTTCCTGCTATTACTAAATCATTAAATATAGCAGAGATCATAATTCTTTCTGATGCAGACGATACCTGTGGTACTATATTAGAATTGAACAATGTCGTACCATTTAATCTCCTATACCCACCTGTTATGTCCGGCTCGAAGTTTACAAGTTGCAAAGCCTCTCCGGGATGCATAGCAAACACATCTTTGTTCAGAGTTAAGCCTCCTCCTAAACTAGCCTTGAATGGTGATATAATCGAGGTATCAGGCATTTACATGTATCCTTGTATCTGTCATATATGCTTTAGTGTTTATATATTCTGATCTCATCAACTGCAGCTGGTACTGATATTCAGCAAGAGCCATCTGTGCAGCTTGAGCATCTGATCTTAGTATGTGTGCGTAGTATTTAGCTCTGGTTATTATTACATCTTTAAATCTATCATCTAAATCCATCGTGTCACCGTGGGCAGATAAGTCTGTGTGTATTTTCCAATATTCATACTGGATGCTGTAATCACTCTTATCAGGCACAGGAGATAATCCAAACTGTTTATCCTGTGTAGGATATATATGTGTAGGCTTCCCTTGAGAGGATTCGTTGTTTGTCAGATCTCTTGTTAAGAACCTTTTGTTCCAATCATCGTAAGTCATATACGTCAATCTAGATACAGGAATGTTTTCTGATACCCTAACGTAATCTACGTCTAAATTAGTAGAGTCATCGTTGTCTAGTGTTATAAAAGTAGTAGAAGCAGATGCTGTAAACACAGAGCTTAGAACTTCTCCTTCACCAAAGTTTGTTACAGTTATTGTTTCACTCAGGTTAGTTGTATCTGCAGCTGAAGTACCCACTTGTACTTTCAAACTTGATCCTCCTGAAGAAGAGTCAAACACTCTAACTTGTATTCTATATTCTTTATTCTTCACAGTAGATACAGATTGGTTTGCTGCTGCAGCATTCAGTCTTAATCTACCATTGCCTCCTGAGTTGTAAGCAGGAGTACCAGATGATGTTGACCAACTAGTGATTGCAGATGTAAACTCACCGTTAGTAATTAATTCTTTAGGAACTATGTTGAAAGAGTCATAGTCTATTTTTCTATACGCAGCATCGCCACTTAACGGATAGTCTGTACTAGGCAAAGGATAAGTACGCTGTCCTGCATATGTAATTTGTTCTGTTGATTTGTAAAGATCAGGTATTTCTGATATAGAGTTATACACCTCGTGCATAGCTTTTAATATAAACTTCTTAACGGCTGTTTGTATACCCCTACTAGTAGAAAACGTAGTAGAAGTAAGTTCAGCTTCGTTCA